GGTTTACCTGCCTAAGAAAAAACGTGAAGCATTAAAATCAACTCCAGCAGGACGAAAAAAGTTGGCTTCTGCGGAAAGAAAAAAAGCAGCAGCAACGCGCAGGGGCAAGCAATATTCAAGGCATGGTCTTGCAGCAGGTACATCAATGCGTCGTAAATCCAGAAAACGGCGAACAACAAGAAGGAGGCGTAATGCCAGTAGTTAAAGGTAAAAAGTTCCCTTATACAAAAAAGGGAAAAGCAAAAGCGGCGGCAGCCAAGAAAAAAACCGCTAAAAAACCGGCAAAAAAAGGCTACGGCAAACGAGGCATGCGCTAAAAGTTGCCTAAAAAAAGAAAGCTAGTCCTTTCGGACTACCAAAAAGCATACCTTAAGCTGTGTGAAGAGGATTTTTTCTTCTTTTGTGAGCATGAACTAAAAATTGTGCTTAAGTCTGGCTATCTGGCTCCGTTAGTTCCTAACGAGGCTCAAAGAATTGTCCTTGAGTACATTTTAGATAAAGGTCTTAACCGTTTGGCGATCCTAAAAGCACGCCAAATGGGTATCTCTACCTTTATTGCGGCCTTTTTTTTCTGGAAAACCCTCTTTTCAGAGAACACAAAGTGCATTGTGCTTGCTCATGAGTCCGAAGCAGCAGCAAAACTCTTCAAAATTTACCAGACTTACTATGAAAACCTGTCTGATTGGGTCCAAGAGCAGTTCCCACTGCGCCATTCGACCAAAAAAGAGTTAGTTTTTGCTAAGCACACCGGTTTTATTACCATTGCTACCGCAAACAGCCCCGATAAACTGCGGGGTTCGACGGTTCAGTACCTACACTGCTCTGAAGTGGCGTTCTGGGAAAAGCAAAAAGAAGTTTTTACGGCTGCAATGCAGGCATTGACTGATCGAGGGTGCGCTTTTGTTGAAACAACTGCCAATAGCTTTAATTACTTTTACCATTGGTGGCGAGCAGACAACGGATACTACAAACTCTTCCTGCCTTGGTACACGCTCAACAGTTATCGAGTCCATAAAGACGATAACCATGGAATGTACACCGACTCAAAAGGAAATTACATTGAGTATTCTGAACGTGAAGTCGAAACCATTGAGCGGGAACTAACCTACTCCGAAGTAGATTATGCAAATAAGTACAAACTAACCCCTGAGCAAATCCGATGGATGAAATGGGCGTTAGAAAACAAGTGCGATGGTGACTGGCGCACCTTTGATCAAGAGTACCCAGGCGCCGCAAGCGATGCGTTCTTATCAACTGGCGATGCGTTCTTTGAGGGCATGTGGGAGCCTAGTGAAGTTACCGATGAAGAACAGGAAATAGAAAAACCCGTACTCGGATGCACGTATATTATGGGTGTTGACGTTGCATCTGGATCAAATGACGGTGACTATTCAGCCGCTATGGTTATTGATGTAACCTCCCCGCACGAATACAAGCCCGTCGCTTGGATTTACAAAAAATGCCCCGTTCATCAGTTTGCTAAAGAGGCAAATGCGCTTGGGCGCCGGTACAACAACGCTATGGCAGTCATTGAAGTCAATAATGCTGGTATTTCTGTCCAAGAGGACTTCTATTTGGATGAGTACCCACGTTTATACAGGCGTTTTCAATACGATAAAATGACTGAAAGATACGTCGAAAAGCTAGGTTTTTGGACCGACGCAAGCAAACGAAGCCTTATTCTTAACCGTTTGCGTAAAATGACGAGCCTAAAAAAGCTAATCAATTTACCGCCAGTGCTCACCAATGAGATGTCATCCTTTGTTTATAACGATAAAGGCAAGCCTGACCACTCTGCTGGCTGCCATTCTGACATGATCTTTGCAACAAGCCTTGCACTAGAAGGTCTTGATCAGATCGGCGAAATGAGAATGCAGATTTTCCAGGAGTTTCAACCGCAAACTCCAGCAGAAATTGTGCAGTTCGAAATTAAAACAGGTCTTGAATGGCGAACCATGGAGCCGCTTGATCAATCAAACAAACCAAAAACTCCCTTTGATAACTTGTTGGGAGAGAACCTTGACTTTTAATAACATGTTCTTGTAATCGCGAACATTAAGGCGGCTCACCAGCCTTCGATCGGTGTGTAAACTCGTTAGCCAGGAGCGACATCATGGCATTTCCATCTCTTGCTGAGATTCAGTCAAACATAGCCGTAAAAGAGCAAGCAGCAGAATCGGCCCCTGCGACAGAGTCATCGGCACCGACCCCTGTTCCATCTGAAGCCCAAGCGACAGAAGGAGGCGACACCAACTCAGAGCCACAAGAGGCGCCCGTTAGCGATGTGCAGGATGCACCCGCTGATGAAGCACAGGACGCTGCGCCAGCCACTGGAAGTTCTGAACCGGGTCCGATCCCTTATGGTCGTTTTAAGGAAAAGGTTGAACAGGCCAAAAACCTAAAAGAAATGAACGAGTTGTTACAACAGCAACTCGCTACTCTTCAAGCGTCGGCACAAGAGAAACAAAGCGAACCGGAGCCAGAAAAGCCTGATCCGATTCTTCAGAAACTAGAGTCTATTGATGACTATGGTGGTAGCGAAGAAACGATTGAGGCAATGAAGGCAATGGCCGCTGAGTTGAAGACATTGCGAGAACAAAGCAATGCGTCTTCTAATGATGTGCAGGAACTTAGAATCCAAAAGCAGGTCCAAAAAATTGAATCGGACATTGCGGTAGGGCTCAAAGATTCCGGCATTCATGATCAGAAAGGTGCAAGAGTGTTTGTACTTGAATCTTTGGCTCGTGACTCTAGACAAAACATTAATGACTTAATGGGTCAGTTTCAGTCGTGGGAAAAAGAACAAGAGCAAGTTATCTTGGACCGAATGGGTATCAAGCGGCCCGAAGCTAAAAAAGCCAAGGAGCCTGAACCCGATGTCCCCCCTCGGCCGACGGCTAGTGGTGAGGAAGCAAAACTTGTTGAAGACAATAAGACTGCTCCCGCCAAAAGCAAGAAGCCACTTACACTTAGAGAAATGCGCAAAGCGCTAGTCTCCGGTCGGAGACGTTAGGATTTAAAAAATGGCTATTGCTACTTCTACTCAGCTTTCAAAACTGTTAAAGGAACAGTACGAAGGCCCAATTCGCGAGCAGCTTAATTTAGAAGCGCTCATTTATAAACTTTTTGCCGAAGGCCCGCACAATTGGTCTGGTGATAAAGTTATTATTCCCCTGCATACGTCTGGTGTTGAATCAACCACGATTGCATATCTTGAAGAGTCTGCTCTTGGCGCATACATCGATGTGCCGCAAGCATCGTCGCAAGGCTATTTAGACCTTACTGTTGG